GCTACAGCAGAAGAATGTCCAGATACAATCATACCAAAGTTAGAGGAGTTTGTACCACCAGTAGTAGATGGGCCAGTTCCAATAGAAGGTAGGTTGTTAGACATGTACACTTTAAAACCATGAAGGTTGTTAAGTATAAGACCATTTTGTATTCCGCTTCCACCAAAGTCACCATTGAGAAGACGAGAGTCTTCATCTTTGAGAACTTCAACGAAAACTGGATCAACAACGAGCCAACGATTGTTGGTGTCAACATTTTGTTGATCAAGCAAACGAGCCATACGAGCTACGATTTGTAATGGGTTAGCATTACCTGAACCCGGTGTAGCAGAAGTTGCACCACCAGCACGTGCTTGAATACCAATTGCATTACTGGAAGAACCACCAAACTCAGAAGCATCTATCTTCATAGAGGTTAATAATTCATCAGTACCTGCTGTAGATACAGCAACTGCACCATTAACAGTTGTGTTAGCAGTATCAGCATTGCTATGCAAAGAAGACTGTTTAAAACCAGTCAAGTAACCAAGAGCGTCTTGGTCAAACTGGTCAGCTAGTCTGTAAGCTGCACGATCAGTTGCAAGCTGTTGGAAGTTTACATGAGAGTGTGCCTCTTCAATATCATCGACTTTAAATGCAAAGTAGTTTGCTTTGTCGATGGTAAGAGAGAACTCTTCATCATCCAAGTCTTGCGGAGTAATCGTAGTACCACGAGCATATGCTTTGACCGTGATTTCTGGCTCCTTAATTATTTTAACGCTATCGCCCATATTTGCGATCTCGCCAAAGTAGTCACTATTTGTAATAGCTTCAACAATGGAAGCCTTACGAAAAGCTACTTGTACCTGCTTAGAGTAGATAACTGGTGAGAAATTACCATTAGGCAGGTTGCCGTAGCCTGTTGCAGTTGAAAATGCCATTTTATTTTCTCCTATTTTACGACATCCCATGTGTACATATTGTACACTATTTTTTTATCTACCTTAAGGGCCGTGAACTAAGAGGTTGTACGTGTAAGGCCAACTACACATAGGCTCTTCTTCATCGGGTTGTCTTAGAAGTATAGTGAGATATAGTTAGGTAGTCTTATTCAAGGGCTAACTACATCTTGCGACTATGTATAGTTATATACACAATCTACTGTTTGTCAACACTAATTAACGTGCCGATCCAGATAAATCGTATACAAACTTGTTTTGTCTAATAGCTTCCATAATTTCATCTGATCTACTTTCGTATTCCTTTGCGGTCATACGCTGTACTTCAGACTCTCTTAGAAACGAACTAGACTCATTTTCTACAGGTTTGTTACGTTTTCCTTTTGTAGATACAGACTTAGCTGCATCTCTATTATTAGTTTTCTTAGTTGTAATACTTCTATCTGCTTTGTACAAATCAATTGCTCTACTAGCAGATCGTGCATCATTATCATTTTCATACAGAGCGTCCTGTATCCACTTAGGCTGTTCTTCTGCCCATGTATGAAAGTCATCATCGTTACGTATATCATCAAAGTCTGGATGCATCTGTAACAACTCTGTCTCTGCACGTTGTTTGCTTACGTCCTGTTGCATATCATCTAATGCTTTAACACGTTGCTCTAGACTAGCTGATTGTTCTGCTGCTTTCTTCATAGCTATTGTTTCTACTATAGCAGCTACATCAGGATACTCTTTAGCCCATGTTTCTATATCCTCGTCAGACTTAGGAAGTTTAATTTGTTTCTTAGTTGACTGTTCTAACTGGCTCTTAAGTGCATTTATCTCAGTCTTTAGTTCTTCTGTCTGTTTCTGCTGATGCCTACGTAGATCTGAATATCTTTTCTTAAATGTTTTTTCTTCAGCAGTAGTAGGTTCACTTTCTACTTCTTCTGTTGAGGCATCCTGTTTTTGTTCTTCTAGTAGCTGTTCTAGTTCTTCTTCGTCCTTCTTAAGTTTCTCATCTTTACTGTAAGGTCTAGATACAAATGCTACTTTACTTGGTTCTACTTCTACTTGTGTTACGTCTGACATATTATATTTCCTTTCGTTGGGGCTATGGTAGCCTTATTAGGGGCATAGGTAGCCAACACATGTGGTTTGTTATCTTGAAGCTAAACCACCACGCTTCTTCTTCTTCTTTTGTTTTTTCTTTTTAGGTATGAAGCCACCAACTGCTACTTCAGCATCAACACCCATATCATCTTGTTCATTTTCAGCAACACCTGTCTCTGCTGGATCACTCATTTGTGCCTGACTTCCTGTTTCTGCTGGTCCAACTGAACTAGCATCTGCTTCTCCACCAAATTGAGACATACTAAAAGCCTCATCAAAGGCTTTTGCTTCAACCATATCTTTAAAGTCTTTAGCGTCCTTACCACCTATAATATCACCAGTAGATAAATCTGTAACTGTACCGAATCTATCAACAGCCATTGGAGATGGTATACCACCAACAGTACCTACACCTACTGTACCTGTAGAACCTGCTGGTGCACCTACAGAATCTTCGTAAGATTTTTGTGCACGTTCAGCTACTGTTTGCATATCTCTATCTCTTTGAGCCGTTCTTTGTGCAGCAGTCATAGATGCCATAGTAGCTTTAGCTTGATCATAAGATTGAAAGTCTGCTTTTACACCTGCTTTTGCTAAATCAGCTGCTGTTTGACCTATCATACCTACTCCTTTAGCAGCCATTTGTGATGTACCCATACCTAACATACCAACACCTAATCCTACTGCACCACCTATCATATCTTTAGTAGTTTGAGAAAAATCTGGCATATCTGCTTTTTCGCTCATAGTCATTTCACCAGCACTTACATCACCTCTATCTGGTCCACCATCTACTTCACCACTACCTAGTTCAGACTCTACTTTAGTAGTTTCTGTTTTAACATCTCTAGGTTTTGCTTCAGCTTTCTTAGGTTTTTCTACAAACCCTTTAGGTAATGGTGGAAAAAACTTACCGCCTATTTTAGTAGATACCATCTCCTGTCCTGTATCTGGATTGTAATATGTAGTAGGTGGTAGATAGCCATCTCCTATATCTAAACCTAATAACTGTCCACCTCTACTATAGCTAGGCACACCACCCTTACTCATCTCATTGTCAGGTGATCCTGCTACAATAATTAAATCTTCCATACCAAATGGCACATCATCATCTATAGTAGCTTCATCAGAGTTACCCATCTGACCCATCTCTTCCATACGAGCTAGGCCTTTCTTAGCCTTATCACGCATGAGCATTAGTTTTTCTAAACCTATAAATCGTACAACATCAGCAGGAAATACAAACTCACCCGGACTTAGCTTTGCATCTATATCATCACGTACCTCTTCTTTGAGTGAGCCTGAAGGTACATCATTACCAGACACAGGATCTTTAGATCCACCCTGATCATTTAAACCACCGTCCTGAAACATTTCCATTTGTTTATTGTACATTTACGTGTTCCCTTAGTTGTTTAATCTTTTGATACGCACTGATTGCTCCTTGCGCTCTGTGCATTGTAACCATGTCAGTAGATTGTTCTAATGTTTTTCTTTCACTTTCAATCATGTAATCTAGGTAGCTACTGAATAGTACCCACTGGCGGTTGTTGCTGACTAGGGGCTTGAGCTTGCGGAGCAGCTCCTTGTGGAGGTCCACTAAACCCCTGTTCTCCCGGTGTTGGTGCTTGTCCTGTTCCAATTGTTCCTCCTCCTGCTCCTGATGTATCCATTGGATTAGCTCCTGCTGGTGGTTGTTGTGCACCTGCTGGTGGCTGTTCTGGCTGTAGACCTTTCATAATCTCAGCCTGTATTGCTGCTTCATCCATATTATTAGTAACCTTATCTGGATCAAGGTCTAAAGATTTTGCAATCTCACGTATAATATAATTGAATTTTGCAAAAGGTGCAAGTGCTGGATTAGATGTAACACCTAAGAATTGCATTAACCTCTGGCTACGTACTTCATTAGCCATCAAACTTTCTGTTCCACGTGCAGATACTTCTAGATCACCTTTGATGTCAGGGTCAAAATCAAACTGCATATTAAACTGAAACAGTCCTTCTCCTAATGGTCTAAGTAGATAATCATCTACATTCTTAATCACTGTTTTAATACCACCTGCTGCTGCACCCATCAACATAGATATACCTGATGCAGTTCTACCTACACCAGCTACGCCTGTCTGACCATGAGCAAACGATGGGAAACCTGTACTCTCATCTGATAGCTGTCTAGCTTTATCAAACATCATCATGTTCTCACTAGATACGTTTGGATACTTTGTACCAAACAGTGCCTGTCCGGGTGCACCACCCTGTCTCCTAAACACCTTGCCGGGATACACTGTCAAATCCTGACCCGGTACTAGGTTAGTTTCATCTACCTCAATAAGTAAGTTACCTGACAGTACAGCATTGTCAACTGCCATACGCATAAAACCATTCATCAAAGTTTGTGTGTCATCCATGTTCTCTGCAATACCTACACCAAAAAAACTGTATGGGTTAAGTTCATAGGGTGCTGCCATGTAAGGTATACGAGCAGGTTTAAATGGATTAAGTACTACACGTAACAGTCTACCATTACATATCCATATGTTTGCCTGTAACTCATCTAGCTCCTGTAGATCTTTTGGTATTGCAATCTCTTGTTCTTCTAGTAGTTCAATATCTACTGTACCCCAATACTCCATAACTTCAAAACGATCAATGTCGTGCTGTGGTGCATAGTCAGATAGATCATCTTCCCAATACAGCTTTTCGTAGTTCTCACCTCTTGTGATTACTTCTTCAATTACACTGTCCCTAAAGTATGGGCGTTTCTTAAGTGCACGTAGTTGTGAACGTGACATCTTGTGTCGTTCTATTACATACTGTGCTTCATCCATGTTGTTAGCATCTGGATCTGGGTAGAAGTTCCACACTGATACATGCGATACTTGTGGTACAGTTTTAATAACTGGATTATACTCACCCTCATCATCCCAGTTAGGATACTCTTTGTCAATAGCAAATGGTCCTTTCATAACACCAGTACCAA